TTATCAGGATTATTTTGAATAATTTCCCAAGTTATATTTGGATTTTGTGAAATAGCACGCCAATTCAAATTTTTATCAAGATTATTTTGAATAATATCCCAAGTGCTTTTCCCAAAAGCACAGCAAAACGGAGTTGAAGCGTTAGTTATATTTGGATTTGATGATATACTTAACCAATTCCATCCTTTATCAGGATTATCTATAATAAATTGCCAATAACCATCACTAAACTTTTTTGAATAATATTCCATTTATATTATTAAAAAAATATATAATCAATTTTAGTTTTGTTCAACTTTTACAAAAGTTGTTTTTAAATATGTCTAAATAATTTTGTAATAAATTTTTGTTATGATTCTTTGATTTATTATGACTTATTAAACTTGAATTAAAAGTAAATTTTAAATTACATAATTCACAACTATATTTAAATTGAACTTCATATGGTGTTATTAAATCTATTTGATTATATTTCTCATATAATTTTTCATCACCAATACATATTAATTTATTATCTTTATAATTTTCAATATAATATTTGGTTTGTTCTTCCCAATCATTTTTATTTTCATAAATATCTTCTTGAAATATACGAATTATATTAAAACCATTTTCAATTGCCATTTTAATTTTATATAAATCTTTTTCAAAAGTATCTTTATGACTATCCCAATTTCTAACTTGTTTAAAATGTTGCATACCATCTACTTCAATAATTAAATTTAATTCCTCAATACAATAATCAAATGGTAAATGACGCTTAGTACATGGTGAGCAACACCAATTATATTTTGGTTGAAAAGTTATAGTATAATTAGTATAATTCTCTTTTAACCAATTTAAAAATAGTTTTTCAGTTTGATTTGTATCTATACAAGCTGTACACCATTGATTTCGTTGAGTAACTTTACTAATTGTAATTTTAAAATTATGATTACATATATGACAATTAAAATAATATTTTTGATGAGATGATTTAAAAATATTTCTTGGAATTATATCTTTATTTTTTTCTAAATCCCATGAATTTACTTTTTTTTTATTTTTATAAGAAGCAAATGATTTAGAATGGCAAATATTACAATTATAATTTTTACATAATTTTTTATTTTTACAATAGGCACACCACACTGGAGATACAGCATTAGTAACATTACATAGTCTAATTGAAAAATCATGATTACATTTATTACAAATAAAGTAACATTTTAAAGGAGTACTTTTAAAAACATCTCTTGGAGTTATATTTTTATTTTTTTTATAATCCCAACAATTTACTTTCTCAATATCATAAGAAGCAAATGATTTATTAAAACATATTTTACAATTATTTTTATTACATATTTTTTTATTACCACAATAACCACACCATCGATTAAGACGAATCATACCATCTAGACAAGTTTCAAAATTATGATTACATTTATTACGAATAAACCAATAATTTTGACCCGAGCTTTTATATACATCTCGTGGCGTTAATTCACCATTTTTTTTATAATTCCAACAATTTACTTTTTCTTTATTTTCATAAGAAGCAAATGATTTATTAAAACATATTTCACAACTATTATTACATAATAATTTATTAGAACAATATGAACACCAGTTATTCATTTTTATATTAGTTATATTTGCTATACAAATTATAAAATTATGATTACATTTTTTACAAATAAAATAGTATTTTTTATTTGAACCTTTATATACATCCTGTGGTGCTAATCCATTATTCTTTTCATAATTCCAACAATTTACTTTTTCTTTATTTTCATAAGAGGCAAATGAACGTTCATATGGAACAATTTTGTTAGACATATCCGATTAGAGTATATATATAATTTAATTTTAAATCAATTTTATATTATCGTAAAAAAAAATTTATTATATTGTTGATTATTATAATATCTATGAAAATACTAATGGGACATTGCTTAAATCATCATTAATGTACCACGATACGCCATTTGAAATTACCGAAATACGACTACCAATTGTTAGTAAATTAACGCCTGCTGTAATCATAGTTACTGTTGTATCTGAACCAGTTACAAGAGTAGTTCCTGGAGGCGAAGTTTCGTGCGACACCGCGAGACCGATTATATTAGAAGCACTTGTAAGACGTAAATGATATAAACTTGCGTGTACAGCTGTTAATACAAATCGATATGTTATTCCTGCACCAACTGTGGCGGCAGGAAGAGTCGCCTGAACATGATTTGCACTGGCATCTACAAAAAATGTGGTTCCAGAATCTAATTTATCTAATGTAAGACTAGCACTAATATTACTCGTTAATTGAGTGGTATATAGCTTATCAACTTCAAGGTTAGAGAAATTTCCATCATAAACAATTTCACTCATGATTAATATATTATATATAAGATATTTTATTTTTATATTATATTTTTTAATATCTTATATATAATATATAAATAATGGGTGGCGGATTACTTCAACTCGTAGCTAATGGTGCTCAGGATGTGTACCTAACAGGGAATCCTCAAATAACATTTTTCAAGATGGTGTATAGGCGTCATACGAATTTTTCTATTGAGACAATTGCCCAAACATTTAATGGAACAACAAATTTTGGAAATAAAGTGACATGTGATATTGCACGAAATGGAGATTTAATTAGTCGTATGACATTAAAAGTAAAATTACCAGCAGTAGGTTCAAACAGTGTATGGAGTGGATATTGTAATAATATCGGACATGCATTAGTAAAAGAAATTGAATTAGAAATTGGAGGACAATTAATTGATAAACATTATTCAGAATGGTTAGATATTCTTGATGAAATTAATGACAATGAAGAACAACGAAAAATGTTATTCAAATATACAACAGAAGCATCTCTAAGAACTAATAATGCAGCGCGAACCGTATATATTCCATTAAAGTTTTGGTTTTGTAATAATCCAGGACTTGCTTTACCATTAATTGCCTTACAATATCATGAAGTAAAAATTAAAGTAACATTTAGAACAATGGCTCAATTAGTAAAATCAGATGCTGCATTTACTTCTCCAGCAGGTTCAATCACAAGTGCCGACCTATTAGTTGATTATATTTATCTAGATACTGATGAACGGAGACGTTTCGCACAATCTTCACATGAATATTTAATCGAACAACTCCAATATACTGGTTCAGAAAATGTAGCATCAAGTGCAACCACTAAGAGTTTCGACCTTGATTTTAATCATCCTGTAAAATATTTAGCAATTATCTATCGAACTAATACCAAAGGAGCACAAAATGCTATTACAGGTAATGAATATTTTAATTACAGTAATTCATCTGATGCCAAACAAATTACTGACCTTGAATTACAATTTAATGGACAATGTCGATTCAGAGTTCAAGATGAAGATTATTTCCGACTAGTTCAACAGAAATATCATTTTAACCGTATCTCCGATAAACATGTTTATACCTATTCTTTCGCAATTAAACCACTAGAACATCAACCTAGTGGAACTTCCAACTTTTCACGAATTGATAATGCTGTTCTTAAAACTACTATGAACGGTTCAGATTCTCGTGAATGCCAAATTTATGCTGTTAATTATAATATTTTAAGGATAATTTCTGGAATGGGCGGTCTTGCTTATTCCAATTAAGTAATATGATTAATAAATATAAAAAATATTTTTTTTTACAAAATTTATTTAAATCTCCGAACAATTAGTTTTAGAATGTATAAATTTAGTATTGTCATCATATAATACATCATAATTAATATTATTATTAAATTTTCCATACATTTCCCATAATTGTCCGTCATTATATTTGTCAGAATTTTTAATATCTAATAATTTTTTACCACAATCGCATTTACGATTATTATATGTGATTAATTTTCGCATTGCAAAAGTATAATTACTAATAAGATTTACATTATTTTTAGTGAATTTAGATAAATCGAACATATCTTCACTAAATTTATGTTCACCAACTTGTATTGTATATCCTTGTTTATTGATATTTCCAAGAATTATATTATTTTGTTCAAATTGATAAATATCAGAATTATATAATTCTTTTAAATAATCTCTATCAATCCAATCTTTAGATTTTAGAATGTTTAATTTTTTATAAGGAATTTCAAGAATTTCTGATTGAGGATAAAAGTAGTTTTTGACAGAATTAAACATATTAAGTGAATATAATAAAAAAATATGTAATCAATTTTGTTTTTTAAATCTTAGAACAATTAGTTTTAGAATGTATAAATTTAGTTTTGTCATCATACATTACATCATAATTAATATTATTATTAAATTTTCCATACATTGTAAATAATTGTCCATCATCATATTTTTCAGAATTTTTAATATGTAATAATTTTTCATCACAATCGCATTTGCGATTATTATATGTGGTTAAATGTCGCATTGCACTTGTATAATTACAAAAGAGATGATAATTATTTTTAGTTATTTTAGATAAATCAAACACATTTTTATCAAATTTATGTTGTCCAGTATGTATAGTATATCCTTCTTTATTAATATATCCTAGAATTATATTATTTTGTTTAAATTGATTTTTATCAGTTTTATATAATTCTTCTAAATACTCTCTTGCAATCCAATCTTTAGATTGTGGAATATTTAATTTTTCATAAGGAATTTTTTGTATTTCAAGAATTTCTGGTTGAGAATAAAAGTAGTTTTTGAAAGAATTAAACATATTTAGTGAATATAATAAAAAAATATGTAATCAATTTTGTTTTTAAATCTCCGAACAATTAGTTTTAGAATGTATAAATTTAGTTATATCATCATATAATACATCATAATTAATATTAGAATTAAATTCTCCATACATTTTCCATAACAATGCTTCGTTATATAGTTTAGAATTTTTAATATGTAATAATTTTTCACCACATTTACATTTACGATTATCATATGTGATTAAATATCGCATAGCACTAGAATAATTACTAGCGATAATAAAATTATTTTTAGTTAATTTAGATAAATCAAACATATTTTCATTATATTTATGTTCACCATTATGTATAGTATATCCTTGTTTATTGATCTTTCCAAGAATTATATTATTTAAATAGATAAATATCAGTTTTATATAATTCTTCTAAATACTCTATTGCAATCCAATCTTTAGGTGGTGGAATGTTTAATTTTTCATAAGGAATTCCAATAATTTCTGGTTGAGAATAGAATAAGTTTTTGAAAGAATTAAACATATTTAGTGAATATAATAAAAAAAATATGTAATCAATTTTGTTTTTTAAATCTCAGAACAATTAGTTTTAGAATGTATATATTTAGTTTTATCGTTATATAATATATCATATTCCATATTATAATTAAATGTAGTATAAATTAGTAATAATTCATCTTTATTATACTCGTCATATTTATAACTCATATTTAATAATTCTTTACCACAAAAGCATTTGCGATTATTATAGTTAATTAAATTTCGCATAGCATCAGCATAACTATAAGCATTCTTGAAATTATTTTTAGTTATTTTAGATAAGTCAAATACATTTTTATTATTATAATAATGTGTATCTTCCCAATATCCCTCTTCACTTATGTGAGATATATATCCTTGTTTATTAATATATCCAAGAAGTGTATTATTTTGATTGAATAAATTACTATCACTTTTATATAATTCTTCTAAATATTTTTTATCAATTGTCGTAGTATTGTCTCTTAAACATAATTTATCGATTTTTGATTGAGAATAGAATAAGTTTTTGAAAGAATTAAACATATTTAGTGAATATAATAAAAAAAATATGTAATCAATTTTGTTTATATAAGACTATTTATATTAATTAAATAATGGGCGGTGGATTACTTCAACTAGTGGCATATGGAGCATCAGATGTATATTTCACAGGTAATCCCGAAATGACATTTTTCAAAAAGATACATAGACGACATACCAATTTTGCAATTGAAACAATTAATATAAAATCAGATGAATCTATAAATGATTATTTCGGAAAAAAAGTAGTATATATTATTGGACGAAATGGGGATTTAGTGAGTGATATGATATTAAAAATAAAACTTCCAGAAGTAGGTTTAAATGGTTTATGGAGTGGATATTGTAATAATATCGGACATGCATTAGTAAAAGAGGTTGAAATCGAAATTGGTGGACAATTAATCGATAAACATTATTCAGAATGGTTAGATATTCTTGATGAATTAAATGATAATGAAGAACAACGTAAAATATTATTTAAATATAAAACAGAAGCATCCCTAAGAACTAATAATGAAGCTAGAACAGTATATATTCCATTACAGTTTTGGTTTTGTAATAACCATGGATGTGCTCTACCATTAATCTGCTTACAATATCATGAAGTAAGAGTAAATATTACATTTAGAACAATGGCAGAATTAGTAAAATCCAATGTTGATTTTAATTCTCCACATGGTTCAATTATAAGTGCTGATTTACAAGTTGATTATATTTTTCTAGGTGTTGATGAAAGAAGACGTTTTGCAATTGCACGCCATGAATTTTTAATTACTCAACTTCAATATACAAGTAAAAATATAGAAGATAATACTGTGGAAGATAATACTGCAATTTTTAGATTAAATTTTAATCATCATACTAAATATTTAGCATGGATTTTTAGGACAAATATTAAAGGAGCACAAAATGCAGTTACAGGTAATAATTATTTTAATTATACTAATTCTTTAAATACTAAACAAATTACTGATGCCATATTAATGTTAAATGGTCATGAACGTATGGAGGTTCAAGATGAAGATTATTTTCGACTAATTCAACAAAAAAAACATTTTAATCGTATTTCTGATAAATATATATATGTATATTCTTTTTCAATTAAACCTCTAGAATATCAACCATCCGGTAATATACAGTTTTCACGAATTGATAATGTTATTCTTAAAACCACCATGAATGGTTTAGAACCTTGTGAATGGCAAGTTTATGCTGAAAATTATAATATTTTACGAATTATGGAGGGAAAAGGTGGTTTAGCTTATTCATATGATAATTATAGAACTTTATAATATTTTAGTTTAAAATATATTCTAATATATATTCTATAATATTTACATCTTTTATTTTTCATAGATATAATAATCAAATTTAGTTAAAACTTTATTACTAGGATATTTTTGAGGAATTGTTTTAATTAATTTACAATTTGGATAAAATTCTTCAATATCTTTTGTAAAATTGCGATGAAATGAACTACTTGAATTAGTTTTATTTGCGGGTATTAAATCATTATGATTACTTGAATATATAATAATATATTTAGAAGAAGAATTGAATAAATCATCTAAATATTGTTTATAAATATTATCTTCTTTAAGATGACAAATCACATCTAATGATAATGAAAGATTATATTTAATATTATTATAATCATCTTTATATGTATAAAATTGTTTTGAATTATCATATTTAAACATTTCTTTACATTGATTAACAATAAAATCACTAATATCTAAACCAACATATTTTTTTACATTAAAATGTGAAATTAATACACCGTCTCCACAACCATAATCAATTAAACTTTCAATATTATATTGTTTAATAAAATTATTAATAATTTCAATTTTAAATTCACCAAAATGTAATGTAGAACTTCGACCAGATTCACCACCTTTTTGATAATGTTTTTCCCAAAATTTACAAACAGAAGAATTTTTATACATATTATATTTGTTATCCTTTTCAGCAAGTTCTTTTGCTTCTTTTTCAATAAGTTCTTTTGCTTCTTTATCAGCAAGTTCTTTTGCTTCTTTTTCAACAAGTTCTTTTGCGAGTTTATCAGCGAGTTCTTTTGCTTCTTTTTCAATAAGTTCTTTTGCTTGTTTATCAGCAAGTTCTTTGACTTGTTGTTCATAGAGTTCTTTTACTTGTTTCATTTCTAGTTGTTCGGCGAGTGCCATTGCTTGTTTTTCTGCGAGTTCTTTTTGTTCGGTAAGTTCTTGTTTGATTTTTTCTTTTTCAAATTTTTCAGCTAAATTTTGTTTAACTTTATCAAGTGCTTTTTTTCCAGCAAATTCTTTATCATGTTGATTGTGTGATTTTTTATTAACTATTACTTTATTTAATTTATCAACGAGTTCAGTAGTATCTTTTTCGATGAGTTCTTCTTCAGTAGTTGACATTATATATATGTATTATAATATTATTTTATATAGTAATTAAAAAAAATATGTAATCAATTTTGTAAATAATATTAATATTTATAACATTGATTTTTAGAATGGAATGTATGATTA